CGTCGATACGAGCATGAATTCGCTCCGCAGACTCTTTAAGATCGGCTCGTATACTGGCTAAAACCTGTTTAATCTCAGATGTATCAGAGGTAATGCGCGTGTACCTCTCGGTACAAATGTCTTCGTGGTTCTTCTGATTGTTTTTCAAAAGAGCGATTTCAGTGTCTATATCAGTCATGATTAGCCTGTTGGCCAGTTGTCCACGACAGCGGTTCTTTCCGCTGCGGTTAGTTTGCCCGTATCGGTACTGTCCACCATCCATTGCGTAAGAACTTCGGTCGTGTCCTTAGAGAGTGTATTGGCTGCGTCGTAACGCTTGTAGGCTGCCCGAATTTTGCCCTGGGCGCTGCCTTTGGCTGCTTCCATAACTTCGTCAAAGCGGGCATAGGCATCGTCGAGCGTGGATGCGTTAACCGCCATGAACTGCGCTATGGCGTGGTCCATAAATGCTGTCTTGGACAGTTCTCTGGGAACCGGGTCCGGTCCTTCGTACGTGCGCGTAAACGGGGTTCCGCCCTTCGAATAAACGTGTTCTATATATGTGGCCATTATACGTACACCTGCATTGCTGGGGCTGAGTTGATTGAGGCGGTCGGAGCAACAGCGGTCGAAGCAAGGGCGCCGTATGCCGTGTCAACGTACAGGAACGGATACGATGAATTAGTACCCCCGGCGAATGACCCCATACCAAACTGCGGCAACGCTTCGTTCGTGTTGTCGTAGGGCTGCGACCCCGAACGCCCCATAGCCGTCACGAAAGCGTAAATGGCAAAGGCTGAGTTTGCGTGGAGGGCGAGGTAGTGCCAGCCCGTTACGGTGTTTGTAAATGAACTTGCCGCCGTGCGCAGACCCGGTGCCCCAGTGAGGGTAATTTCACCGCAGTCGTTCAGCAGGGAGCCAGGACCGCCCGCAGCTGCCTCGTTATAGATGCCGACGCGGTAAGTCTCGCCGTTGTCCCCAGCGCCCGAGTTGTAGGTCTTCATCCCGGCGAACGTAGTCAGGTTGTCCAAATAGATCGGGACATAATACAGGCGCGTTGCCGTTGTGGTGAGCGGCGTTGAGGTAAACGTGAATGTGTAATGCGGATATATGCCCGTACCGGACATAATCTTTGGGACGGGTACACCTTTAATCGAACCACCACTGCCACCAAATAATGTACTTGCTCTTGTTGACATATTTAAACCATCCTAAAAGAGCCGTTTTTGGCTACAAAAGTTTGTGTTAATCCGTCTATATCCATGACGTAAGTTCCCGTAACCCCTGCAATAGTACATACTAAATAGACAGGTTCCGTAGCAAAGTTGAATGCATAATCTCCAATAGTAAACTCTACATCGTCTGCATCTGCGTTTGGTCCTATTACAACAAAACTGCCAGAACTAGTATCAATAAGTTGTCTGTCTCCGTCAGAAATAGAGCCTACATAAGAAAAGGTTCCAGTAGAAGTTACCGTCTCCCAAGCCGCTGATCCCGTAATGGCAGTCCACACTGCCGCATTAGAGGTAACGTCAACAGCTATATATGCTGTATCAGTAGAAGTATCTACCCACAACGAGCCTACTTCATAACCATCATCAGTATCAAAAGAAGCTGTTGGCGCAGTAGTAGTAACTTCGTTTCGACCACGAGCTAGAGGAGCCCATACAGCAGCCCCAGAACTTGCGTCTAAGCAAACTAAAGCATAAGTAACATTGCCGCCAGTATAAATCCAAAGTGAACCGATACGATATCCAGAATCAACATCATCACCTGTAGTTGGAAGAGACGCCGAAGTGTTTCCCTTAACTTTTTGCCAAATAGCTGCATTGGAAGTATTATCCACACAAATAAATACGGTATCGGAAGATGTATTGACCCATACCGCACCAACTTGATAGTTATCTCCACTGAAAGAGCCTGTAGGGTCAGATGCAGCAGTCGTAACACCACCGTATCTTGAAGCCAGTACACCCGTTACGCCAGTAACACCGTCCGTACCCGTTAAGGAAATCAGTGGCCCTTGTCCATTTGTTCCTGTGTGTTTGTGGCCAGAACCAGTTTGCGTACCGATAAAGTAAGAGTCTGTAAGACTGCCCACATAAGAAGACACATCGTCCACATAAGAAGACACAGCTTGAAAAGCCGTATCAATAGCATCAAACTCGTTATTGAAATCAGACGCCTCAATTACCTGACCGTCTACAATCTCTGCGCTGGATTGTCTAGTATAAAATGTAGGCATCTACTGTCTCGCTCCAAGCATGTATTCGATAATTAGTGTTTTCAACGTGTAGGCCGGTAAAGAGTCGTTTGAAGAAATCTTAAAGGAGCCATTGAAGCCTCCACCAACCAGACCTACTTGATAATTCTTGTTAGCTCCTTGTCCGTACACAGACGTGCCGTAACGTGTTCCGTTTATACCTCCAGTAAACCCATAGATGGCTATGGTGGTCGGTATGTTTGTCGTCATGTCAATGGACGATGGCTGTATAATACCTGTATCTTCGTCGTCTAACAGAAGCTGAGAAGTTAACTCTGCAACCGCACTGCCCTCAACCTCACCTACAAGTTTAAGCTTGTAGAAAACCTTACGCACAGCAGGATCATCAAAGTACAGGAAAGGTAGTTGTATGAACGCTGAGATATTCGAGCCATCGAAGTTATCTCCAAACTCCTGCTTATACACATATCCGCCGTAGGAAGCATGGATAATAAGCTCTGAGTTATCGTCTAGACGACCGTGATCAGCCGTTACAACTTGTATCCCTAAAGTCTTGAAGAACTCCCAGGAACGGTTTCCTTGTGCTCCCTGATCCAGACACGCGTTAATGCCTGGGGAATTTGCTGCGGTAACCGTTGACTTAGCGAAGAACAAACGATATTGAGATTTAGAATCCACAGAAATACCAACAATACGACCCCCTGCTTCACCGAATGTTTGAATGTTATCCAGAATAGTTTCCTGTACAGGTCTACTAACCGTATCCAAAGATACATCAACATTCTTCTCCGTAGCAGAAATGGTCCTAATACCATCTGGACCTAAGAAGAGAATATCGTCCAGCAACTCTTCAATAGTATCTGGATAAACACATCCAAAGTCTTCTGTAACAGGTTCTACTGCAAAATCAGAAGCAGATGAACCTGTCAAACGGTGAATACTGTGCAGACAGAAGATGTACAAAGCATTACGCGCTGTAGCCAAACCTGTGATGGTATCACCAATAACAATGGCACCGCCACCGTTACCTGTAGTTACATCTGTATCGTCATCAGCCGCTGTGTATGTAATGGTACCTTCTTTAGCAAATATAAGCCGGTTCTTAAATTCCCGAACACTTGTAGCACCTTGAACTGTAGAAGATAGATCAGTACCAGTTGTACCAACAAACCTTACAGGCCAATTAACACCATCGACTAGACAAATACGCTTGCCTGCTGACCACGTGTAATCTGTAGCTCTGTAGAAACCTGCGCTAGTCCTAGCACTTGGAGCAATATCAGAACCCCATCCCGAACCTGTGCTGTGGTATATAGCTGTACCTCTACAGGCAAGTACGCCGTTGTTAAATACAAAGCAGCCTAGAATATTGCCGCTTCCTGGGACTTCAGCGGTATCGTATTTAGCGTACCCTTTAAGACGGGCATAGCCGCCCTTAAGTCCCGACTCCATATTCTGGGAGTCAATTAAGCTGCCTGGACCGATGTTATCTCTTAGTACAGGCTCAATGTTATCTCTTTGTCCACCTTCTAGGTAAATAGAACGAGTTTGGTAGCTTTCTGTTGCTGGCATCTATCCCGTCCTATTGTGTACTCTATTGTCCCTTAATTTATCGTGTCGGTTGATCAAGTTCTCACGCATCGTACGTAGTCCGCTTTCGCCTTTCTGTCTGTATGTGTTAGACCTTTGGGCATCTCCACGGAAGTCGTAGCAGTAAGATTTAGCAAAAGAGTCAATTACGTGATTGTATCGTGAGGGAATACGAGTAGTGTCTGTGGAGGCTGAGAGGTCATCCCTGTAGCTCCACCATTCAAAATAAACATTATACGCTCGATCAGGAGTTGGCGTTACAAGCCATGTCT